TGCTATAGCCTCCGCTATATTGTCAGCTATAGCATTCCTTGTCTCTTCGTTGTATAATAATCTAGCGTCATTTGCATTATTTATTCGTCCTACGTGAGCCGTAACACCGCACATTATTTTTTCATTTTCATTTATTGGCAGATACCTTGTCAGCGTTATAGGTATTTTATATTCAGGCATATCAGTATTTTTCACAACTGTATTAAGTATAGTATCAGCCAAACTATAGCTCCATGCGTTCCACGTATCATTATCAATACCCGGTGCATTTCTATTTTCATAATGACAGCTTATACCTCTTTCTGTACTGGTCTCTTTATTCCCGGACGGTTCAGAGCCTATCCCCAAATAAATGTAATAAGGTGTCTGCTCTCCTCCATCGTCCCATAGCTTTTCACTCTCATTCAGACGTATACGCAAGCTCTCCCACATATCTTCACTTTTCGTAGTTTCTTTTGTTTCCCGGCTTAAATGAGTTTCAAAAGATGAATATTTCTGTGAGTTCATAAATGTGTAATTATCAAGTGTTTCAGAAACTCTTTTTGCCACAAACCAGTTCATGTCTTGTTCACGCACTCCAAAATATGAAGCTCCTGCATTATTGCCGCTGTAATCTCTCAGAGGGTCAATATACACTCTGCAAACACTCATTTTAATCCCCCCAACCCTTTTCATCTTCCGGGGTAGGGCAATCGTTACCGAAAGCGCCTGAACGGGCAAGAGCCGCTAAAATTCTTAGCATATCATAGGTTAATCCAAGTTCTCCGCTATCGTCACCTTTAAGCCACCCTTTAAACATCAAAAAGCGAACTATAGGTCTAAACTCCTGCGGCATATTTTTATCAACATAGTTATATATCATATAACTACTCATGGCGTTTAACCTGTTCTGATGTCCCATAACAGTCTGCATAATGCTTTCATACTGCGTCACTGTCAATCCCTCCTCAGTTATCTTATTTACATCTTCTGCTTGCAACTTATTGCTTTCAATATTATTGTTAGCGTTATATTCATCTATATTTCCGAAACTATCATCAGTAAGCCGTATAGACATACCGGGAAATATTTGAGGTGGCAATACTTCCCTCTTTGCACATTCAGCATCTATGTTTTCTTTATTTATAGCGTATAGATAATCAATCAAATTTTGGTCTGCCCGTCCAAATTCTCTCATAGCTATAGTGGCTAAAGTGTCACCGTCTTTCACATCTACAACCCTGTTTATTCGCTTATCTGTACCCCGGACAATAGTATAATGCAATCCGTCTTCATCTTGCATAACGGTAGCGGTTGAATACTGTCTATATTTTTTAAAATTCAATTCGACTTTTACGTCTTGACCGTTAGTCGCTTCCTCGGTAACTGTATAATCTTCGAGTGTCACAGTTTCGTTCGTGTAATATGTATCTTCACCGCTAGGGAGTTCTCTATAAATATCAAGTTGGAACGGTAATAATTCGCTTTTTAAATATGCAAATAATTCTAAATAATGTAAAGGCGGAAGAAAACCATCTTCATAATTAGCGTATGGACGTTCTGTACACGGTAATTCAACCTCAAATGAAAACTCTTTCAATCCCGCTTTTTTAATAATATTTATTTCTCCGTCATCAACTAGTTCATACGTCTCATTTTTATTTACGATTTTAGTTGTAAAGGATGACGGCGGCACTGGTAATTTTGTTCCTGCCACAAAAAAAGAATAAGCCATTATGCTAATACCCCTTTCCACACAATTTCTGCGTTTTCTTCCATTCCTCTTGATAATTTCTTAATAAGATTATCAGTGCTCTCGCCATTTTGAACAACAATATCATTCTTTTGGGTTACAGTAACAGGAGCGTGAATATATGTACTGTTAGTAGTATTACTAGCTATAGTCTCACGCATTGCGCTAAAATCTTTTTTTCCTGAATAGTCCAGATTTGCTTTAAGGTCAGGCATTGAATTAGCCGTAACCACTGCACCCATATTAAGTGATGTGTTTTTGATAGCGTTTATTTGGTCTGCAAGTCCAAGATTAAAGCCCTCAAATGTAAAGTTACCAAGTTCACGCATTACCTTTGACGGCGAATTTATATTAAAGAATTGTTTTATAGCCCCAACCGCTTTTTCTCCCAACTCCTTAATCTTACTTGTAACACCGTTTATTTTATCCGCAATACCTGTTATAAGACCGTCTATCATTTCATGTCCCTTTTGTAAAAATTTATCCTTCAAGCCGCCAAGATAATTAAGTATTTCCGTAAACTTGTCTTTAACATTGTTGTATATTTCAACAACCTTATTTCTTACAACTGAGAATATGTTGTTCCAGATATTAGAAACAGTGTTGAATATACTGCTTAACACGCCCGAAATTGCATTATATATACTGTTCCATATGCTCGACACTGCACCCCATATTGAGGACAATACGCCTGAGACGGCACTGTATATACTGTTCCATATGCTTGTTATAATGTTCCATATAGAGATTAGCACCCCTGAAACGGCGTTATATATTACGTTCCACACATTACTTATTACGTGAAATATTCCCTGCATTATGGTTGAAATTATTGTCCATATTATAGTGAATATCGTACTGATTAAATTCCATATAGCCATAACTATTGGAGAAATAGTATTCCATATAGCACCCCAAAATGTAGAAACAACAGTATACATACTGTTCCAAATGCCGACAAAGAAATTTTTTATCGTTGTAAATATCGAAACTATGCTATTCCACAAACCTGTTGCACCGGAAACAATCTTATCCCAAATTCCTTTGAAGAAATCTGTAACATTGCCCCAAGCACTTTTAACACCTTCCCAACAAGCACTCGCCGCATCTTTTATTTCGTTCCAATGTTCGACGACTAAAACTATCCCAGCCACTAATAAGGCTATAACCGCTATAATAGCCAAAACAATCCAAATGACCGGATTGGCATATGAAGCAATATTAAAAGCCCACATAGCTACAGTCATTGCACCAATAGCAACAGAAAGCCCAATAAAAGCCGCCTTAACTATATCTTGATGGTCTAATACCCACGTTATGACGTTCATAATTACATCACTGACTGTCGCCATTGCTTCGGCTATTTTACCTATGTATTCTTCCAGCCTTCCATTATTTGCAAGTTCGTTTATTTTTTCAAGAACTGGCTGAAATGCTTGCATAGCTCTATTTTTAAAATTTGTCCACAACTGGCTAAATGTTAATGGCATACTAGCAAATTTAGCGTTTGTTTCATCAGCACACTCTAATAGTGCATTTTTTACCGTTTCAGCTGTTATTTGTCCTTCTGCTGCCATATCTCTGATTCGTCCTATTGGCACACCCATATAATTCGCTATACTTTGAATCAATGTGGGCGCTTGCTCAAATATACTGCGTAGTTCATCGCCCCTAAGAACTCCAGATGATAGTGCCTGTGTTAACTGCAATGTTGCATTTTTTGTTTCCTCCGCACTCGCACCGGATATAACGAATTGTTTATTCACTTGTTCAGCAAAATCAACGATTTGTGCAGTGTTTTCAAACGCATCTTTTGCATTTAAGCCAAGTTTAGACACCAGGTCAGCCGTATCTTGATATGAACCTCTGGACTTTTGGGCAGAATCAAAAATTCTATCTTGTAATTCTTTAGTGCTTTGAAGTCCATCATTCATTAAATCAAGCCGAGCCTTTGTTTGAGACATGGTATCAGATAATCCGATGATTTGTTTTACTCCCATAACAGAGCCTACAGCCGCCGCTACTTTTCCTAGCACACCAACCAAACTATTACCGGAAGAGGAACTTTCTTTCATTGATGTTGCAAGCTGTTTAAATTTTGATACACCTGTAGTAGTTGCGCTTACAATTTTACTTTTTACGTTTGTTAGGCTTGTCACAAGACCTCTTAATCCTTGAGTAGATTGCGTTGTGGCTGTAGAAAATCTTTTAGTTGAGTTTACAGCTGAATTCATTGAGCTTGAAACTCTGGATATATTAGCTGATGATTGACCAATAGTCTTAACAGCATTTCCGGCAGATGTTGACGCTGTATTCAACTTTTTAGCGCCCTTTTCTGCTCCGCTCAATACTGTTTTTACGTTTGATAGTTCAGAACGTGCAGCTGCAATTGACTTTGTATCTACAAGATTTCCAGGTATATTCTGCATTCTCTCGAAACTGGAAATTAAGATATTCATAGCATTATACATTGATTTAATAGGTGCGGTAACTTTATCCTGTATTTCTATTGCTGTTTTCATTGTTTTTCCTATAATAACCACCCCCTATTTCTTTTTACTGTTCTTTTTATTAATCTTTTTTATCTCCTCCTGATTTATCTCAATACACGCCGCAATGAAAGCCTGTTCTTTTCGGGACAAATTTAAATATTCTCTAGGTAAAAGGTGGAGTTCATGCAGACAGTAATAAGCATAGTTACTGTCTGCGTCTCCACCTTTTATTAGTTTTTTGCTTCTTTTACCTCATCTTCAAATATTTCATTAAAACCGTTTACATCTAATAATTTGTTAGAAAGGGCTGTGTACTCTCCGCTTGTCAACATGTTTCCCAAAACATCTTCCGCACAAGAAACGCCGTAAGCGTCCTGTATGTCAATCTCGTTCAAATCCGGCTTAACAACACATTTTGCCATCATCTTCTTTGTGTATAAAGCAGCATCTAAATCAAGACTTGACACCCCTCTTCTGCTGGAAGCTTTTTTTATCATACAATCGGTTTGCAGCAATTCGCTTTCTTTTGCCGAAAGTGCTCTAAGTTCCCATTCTAACGGATTACCGTCATCATCAACGAATCTGTTGCTCACCACGAATTTTATATTTTCAACCTTCTTAGGATTCAAAAACCCTTTTAATGTTCCCATCTTTTTACCTCCTATTATTAGTTGTTTCTATTATTGTTGTTATTGTTGTTGCTATTATTGTTTATTAAAAATCCTGTCAAAGCAGTAAAAGAATGAGTAATCTCAAAGTCCTCAAATGTGAAGTCCATATCCTCATCAAGATACCCGCCGTCAGCGTCAAATTTTGCTAGAATACCACCGTCTATATTACAGTCTTTAAGTGTTACTATTTGATACCCAGCGTCTGACGTTGGGTCACCGTTTTCAATTGTAATGTCAAAATAGACATCTTTTCCGGTATTCTTATAATCAGCCATCATTTCCCTAAATATTGAAGTGTTATAATGAAATGTTGCTGACCCTGTTCCTTTCCAGCCTGTAGATTTATTTCCTTTACCTGTTTTACCGAGTATCGGAATTTCTTCTTTTGTTTTTTCAAAGTTGGCTTCAAGGCTAATTGCTTGCATAAAGTTATAACGCTTAGTGCCATTAGTTATGGTGCATTTTCCTAAGTTAGCTTGCAAACTGTCCTTAGCTTTCATCACCACATTATTTGCTATGTTATAGTCTTTTTCATCCATTTATTTTCCCTCCTTACGAAACGTAAACAGTCATATATAGCTGTCTCATAGCTTCAATTGTTGTAATTGTATCAGTAACGATTACAGAGCCTTTTTTATCTCCTGCCTCGACTGTAACATCAGAAGATGCAAAGTTTTCAATTGCTCTTATATTTCTCAAATCCTCGTGTATTTTCACAATGTCATTTTTTAGTGAGGCTCTGCCCATATTATCATTCGGTGATATTCCCAGATATCTTGTGTTAAAAAGAACAGCTATGTCATTAGATATTTGGTCTGTTACCCGTATAGTTTGGTTGCGTTTAAAATCTTCCGACTTACCATCGGTTACAGTTACAAGACTGTTAACATCATCAAGCACACGGGTTTCGTTTCCAACTCTATGGAACGCCAAAAACCCCGACTGAATAAAGTTAGATAACTCCGTTTGTGTATAATTAGTGTCAACGGTATATTCCCCGTCATATTCAACATTTGTTAAAGAGCCATTTACACGGCACGCCGCTTCTGCTCCGCCTGTCCAGTAAACTAATTCATGCGCAGATTCAGAACCGTCAGCGACCTTGTTAGGCACTCTAATACAGCCCTCATAATCTGCCGGAATTTCATTTTCTGGGTCATGTATAACAACCTGAAATTTAATACCGTTTTCGTCTCTTAATCGCTTCACATAGTTTACATACAATCTCTTATCTGTTGTCTGTGTCAATGTGCAAATAAGAATATTAAACGAATAAGATTCTAACGAATCCAAAGCCTTTTGTATTGTGGCTCCTGACGAGGTTCCCTTAGTACCACCGGATAAAGAACTCCCAGATGTTACGGTTGGTACAACATTCTTTTTAAAATCAACATAATCATTATCAACAAGTCCGTTGTTTTCTGTGCTTGCTGATGTAATTTTTTCTATTTGCTGAACATCAACAACCGTACTGTTATAAATTGTCAAAACATTAAGACGGTTTTCATCATCTACCGATTCTTCAATTTTTATTTTATATTGATTTCCAGCTTCGCCCGGATATTTAGCTGTAGCATATGTATTTGTTGCTTTTTTGCCGCCTTCGCAGATATTATAAAAATACACAGTGTTTGCCTTGCAAAATATCTCTCGTATATTTTTCATTTTTTCTGAGTTGTACTCGTAGCCGAACAACTTTACAGAATTCTTCTGAAAATCCGCAGCTGTTACTTCAAAAACTCCTTCAGGAGAATAATCAAGCTCCATTGGTACGGCTACATAACCTCTATCAGACAAAGCCGCCGTCGCATTGCCAGTTGATATTACGTTGATATATGAACCTGGCAGAACTTTGTTCATAGTCGTGAAAGTACCTCCACCTAACATTATTTTCTACCTCCGTTCATATATTTTTTTATTGCATTTTCAACTTCCGAAATTGTATAGTATTTCTTCTCATCTAATAAGACATCAAGCAAATCACGTCTATTTTTGTATTTTGCAGACTGCAAAATAACGGATTTATTATATTTGTCTTTTACTTCCATTTCATCCGGCTTTTTAATTGCCATATTTCATACCTCCATTAATTTCTAAATTATTCATATACTCATTATCGGTCTTAACAATTTTCATCGGCACGTCATAATTGACAAAAACATGCAACACATCCTCAACAATCTGGGAGTTGATATTAGACCCATACAAATAACTTTTATCCTGTACTTGAATAAATGTAAGGTTTGTCATCAATTTATCCGCAATCTCTGACATCTCAGACTGACTGCCTGATTTTCCAGGAAAGAAATGAATATCAAATGACTGTTCGTGATTATATCTCAAACCTAGTGAAACCCTGTTTCTGACAGATAAATTGACAATATAAAAACAGGGCTTTTTCAAGTCCTGTTTTATTTCCTTAGTATATATTTTATAATTTTCTCCAAACAAGCTATACAACTTATTTGATATTCCTGCAATTGTTTCATTAGTCAAATACTTCACCTAGTTTCTGCAATAACCGTTTTTCTAGCAATTGTGGGACAATCCTTTCTATTTCTTTTTCAGCATTTGTCAGCATAAAACGCCCGGTTACCCAGCCTTTATGATTGGTTGTCCTGTGCCCATATTCAACATAGATTGCATAATCAGCTGTATTGTATATAACAGATACCCACACATTACCTTTCTTCTCTGCCGGCTCTATATTCCAAGCACGTTTTAATGTGCCAGTAGCTACAGGTGTATTTTTTTGTGTCATTCGTAACAGTCGTGCGGCAATTTCATTACAACATTCTTTTGCTAATCTGTCATATTCTGCATTTGTTAATTTATCTAGATTATCCCTAAACACTTTTAAATCATTAAAATTACAGCGTATCATTATACCCACTCCTCTACAAGAGACAATATAATTTCTTGATGATATGTGTACATTGCTGGTGTGCCGCTTTTTTCGTATGTGTTTGTTATATCGTTTTGGGTAATAACAAGCCTTGACCCCTCCGCTATTTCTATTTCAGGGGCACAGAAAAGTTTTATTTCCTGTGCAGTTTTAAATGCGCCGTCCTGTTCAGAAACTTTTGAAATTGTCTTAAAGGATATCCTGCATGGTATATCTTTGGCTAAGACTACATCATTTTCTATTTCGGTTATTTTGGTAACTTCGTTAAACACGCTTTTATTTCCGTACACGGTCATTCTGCCGTTCCACATGCTTGTAATTGCATTCTGAATCTGGATAGCTGTTGGCGTTTTAATCCTCATTTACCACACCAGCTTTCTATGTCTTATCAAGCAATTGTAATCAGGGGAACGGAGTTCGTTTACCATTTTAAGAAATCTTTGCTCTGCTGTTGATGTTCCGTTAATGTTGAAATCAAGTTTTACATCTCCTTCCAAAATTGACGAACACGCTACCTCAAAATCAAAACTATCCGGCAAATTTCCGCTATTATATTTTTGATATAGGAACTCACCACATACGCTATGTATGAATGTATGTTTTAAGTCCTTAGGTATTTGAGAAATGTTGCAAAACCCTTTTATATGCTGTTCAGCATTATCAATAATAAGATTTATAATCATCTCATCAGAACCGTCAAATTCGTTGTAACCATAACTTTCAAGAGCTGCATATATTTCTTCTAACATATCCGTTCCCCCTTTCGTTTACGCTAATTTAACCTTGCTTATAATCAGGCTTTCAGGGGACGGGAGAACCGGAATAAATACACCGCTCGCTTTTGTCCAAACCGCTCTAGGGTCTGGTGTCTCCCACTGTGTCAAGGTAATATACTGCTGACTTGACTTTTCTGTATAAGGTCCCATATCCTCCTCTTCGGGAGTGGGTCCCCAAAGTCCGGTACCTATAGAACCGTCTAGACTTTGAAATAAAATAAATACATCTTCATCTATATAACGCTTTGTCTTGTATTTGTCTTTTGTGATTTTATATCTGTATCTATCATCGTTTACAGTTATTGTAAAGCCAAACATATTACTGAGCATTGTATTAAGCTGACCGAGCGAAACAAAAGTTCCAACTCCATTTACACCATACATAGCCGTCTGTACTGCCTTATTTTTGCATATCAAGGTTACTATCTTATTACTTGCAACACATCTGTTAACAGTATGACCGTTTTCTTTCGCAATATCAATCATTGACCGTATGTCCCCTAAAATATCAGCTTCGGGAGAACTCCAATCTACTGACATTCTATTTTCTTTAGGCACTCCATAATCAATGGTAAAATCAAGATTATTTTCCTTAACTGTCAGCTTACCAGTTGATAACGCTTCCATTTTTGCCACTTCAGTTCTTGTTTTTACGTTATCAGCAAGACGACCCATATCGTCAAATACATATGAAACCAATGCTTGCTCAGATACTCCGGTCTTTAGATACATTCGAGTTTTTTCAGACTGATTAATCTTTTCTTTAATCAATAATTTCTCAATTGTTACCTTTTCTAACGTCGGTCTTGTGCCTATTGCCGCTTCTGTATCAAAACCATGTACTTGCGCCATTGTTGGCAGATTAAGACCGTCAGTCAGTCTAAAATACTCAGCTTCTAAGTGCTGTGTCTTCAAATCAGGAAATAAAGTGTCCCCTAAATAGTTTCTCTGTATAGACAGATTTTGCGAAAATGACAATCTGTCTTTGTCTGAAATTAATTGTAAAATATTCATTTATAGTCCTCCTATACTAATTCTATTGGTACAGTAATCACAGCTGTATTTGTGCCGTCTGATACAGTGCAATCAACCGTTGTATTACCTGCCGTTACCTTAGTTGCTGTAACCTTATGAGTTGAAGACGACAATGCAACTGTAGCTACTGCCGAATCAGTGTTGCTGTCATCAATAGCAGTAATCGTTAGCTCACCACTTCCGTAGGCTATATCGCTACCGCTGAACGCGGTTGTTCCTGCTGTATACTCTTTGGGTTCAATTGGTTCTCTCATGATTACAGGTTCGTCAACAAAAACAAACCCCAATGCTGTAAGTGCTGTTTTTGCCGCCGAACTCAACGGAGTATGCAGTCTATTTTCTAAAACTCTTCCTGCAACCATTAGGCTGGCCGGTCTTACCCCATTGTCAGAGCCAACAGTTACGTCTACATCTTCAAAAATAAGACCTTTTGCGGTTGAATCATTCGCTGGATAAGGTGTACCGCCTTTCACCGTTTTATATCCATATTCATCAGCTTCAATATTTGCGTTGTCTACTTGTGCCGTTTTAAGCACCAAACCTACTTCCGATTCTAAAAAGTTAGGTCTAGTTTCTGTTCTTTTTATTGTTGTTAAAGCCATTACTTTCACTCCTATTCATTTTCGTTATTTGTAACGCCAAATTTAGCATTATATTTTTGTGCGTACATTGAGCCTACACTATCATCGTCAGACTGACCGCTTCCGGCACCTGGTACTTGCACAGGATTAACACCCTTAAATTTACCCTTGCTCGATTCGTCGGAACCGAAAAGAAAACTTGTTGTATCATCTTCTGCTAACGCTTTGATTTTATCGTCTATATCCTTGATATTGTCATTATCAAGTTCTAGTTCATCTAAATTAAAAAACGCCTTTACAGCCTTAATATTTTTAGCTTTAGCGTCTATCAAAGCTTTATCAAGAGCATAATCAATTTTTATATTCCTAAGTTCTTTTTCGTGATTTTCCTGTGCGGTTTTGTTTTCGTTCTTTAATGTCTCAATTGTATTTTCCAATTCCGCAACATCTACATTGTCCAACCCGTCCAGCTGGCTCTTTAATTCTTTTGCTTTTCGTTCCGCTTCCTTTTTATCCTCATTAACTGCGTTAAATCGGGAAAGCGGTACATAACTGTCCTTTATTTCCTCATTGTGAGCTTTGATAATTTTTGTTATATTTTCATCTTCTATCCCAAGCTCCTTTAAAAATGCTTTATCCATTAAACACTACACCTTTCTTGATTACATTTTTTATACGCGGTATAGTCCGCGGCTATCAGTCTTGTTCTTTTACGTCTGCAATACCAAAAAGACGAATTTTGCACATAAAAAAAGAGCCTTATGCGGCTCAATCATTATTAAATTTATTTCCAGTTGGCTCTCTTGCCATTAACTCTCAACCTCCCTTTTCGACCAATACATATTGACATACACCATCTTTATATGCTGCGCACTCTTCGCCGTCACACTTTCCAAAAGTAGAAGCGGTACACGTCGTTATTTTATTTTCTATTAGACTTCCGTCTTCGTCATAGATATATTTTGATGTTGTATTTTCAAATCTATTATCTTTATACGGGCACTTCATCTTTTGCCCCCCAAATATATAAATATTAAACAGAAAACTAGGAATATAAAGAATACAGTCAGCCAAATATAACTCGGTATGAAAACTATACTCCAACTCCAATTTAATAAATTGAACACCTTGCAGATAATAAAGACTACTTGTAAAATCGGTAACGCCCATTTAATCATAATTTCACCTCTGTTTTAAAGCATAATAAAAGCTCCGATAAATCGGAGCTTATTTATATTTCAGAATTTTGATAATAGAGGTCATCATATAGCCTTTGCAATAATATGCCCTCTTCGTTAATGTCGTAATTCTCATCAAAACCAATTTCTGTTATTTTATCATCTAAATCTAACAGGAGTTGATATATTTCAGTATATGACTTTTTCAAATATTTTTTCACAAGTTCTTTTTGTTTTTCAGTAATATTCATCACTTAAACCCCTTTCTTCTAGTTGTTGGGTTAACCTGTATTAACACTCCGGTATCAGGATTAACAGTAGCCGTTAATAAGTCGCCAATAAATCTTTGGCTTTTTCCATTCTTCAACTTTCTAATATCACCTAATCTTGCAGGATTTTGAAGCACGTCTAATACATCTTTGACATTTACGCCGTTACGCCTCTGCTCAACCGACCCTATTACTCTTGATATAAAATGCTTAGATTTATCTGTTATCTTTATTCCATTGCTTGTAATAGTGCCTATTAAGTTATCATCAATTTTTTTGCTGATACTTTTATATAATTCAAATGTAGCCAAAGGAGATAATTCACCGGATTTTATTGAACTCGAATAAGATGTAAACTGTCCCCACTCTTTTTTATTATACCTCATTTTCACAAATTCGTCAATAGTAGGCGCATTTAGTCCTAGAATTGTTACATATTTATTAAATAACTTACGGTCATTATCTGATATAGAATCCTCAACATATTTATTTTTCCATTCTGCATATTTTATATCACCCGGCACTGAGTATATATCCCCATCCTTGTCCCTCGCCGCCCTTGTTTCATTGACCGTAAATTCATCGTTAAAATACGGTATTGCAACAGTCCGGCAACGATTATGAAAAGGCGGTGCCGTAATCCCCGGCTTATACTCGGATACTAAAAAATGTGTCCCGTCTATATGTTGGCATATATCAGATGTTTTGTTATCTAAAGTTGCGTCGTTCTGATATTCTTTAACTCCCATTTCTCTAAATCCGTCCAATGTAGATTTTGATTTGAAAAATGCTGTTTCTGTCAATACAAGATTTTCGGCTTGATGTTTCTTCACCTCAAATCGTTTTGCTATCTTAGCGGCTATTTTTTTAGGCTGCTCCCCTCTGATAACTGACTGTGTTAACGTTGTTTCAAGTTCTCTCACAAGCTGGGGTCTATGAGTACCCCAAATTCTTTCACTGAAATTTTTGCCGTCGGGTGTCCAGGGCTTATGTATATAGTTTTCAATTAATTTTGTATCTAATTTTGCAAAGCTGCTCCCTACTCCAAAACCCTTTTGTATTTCAAAAATAGAACGATAATAGGTATCTTGATATATGTCAGTTATAAGATTGCTTATATCATCTAACTCATTACCCATTAATACCTCAACCTGATTCTGCATTTGTATTCTAAGGCTCTCTAGACGATTAATATGTACCCTAGCACTAACATTTTCAAGCTGTTTTACCCACTGTTTATTTAGGGCGTTTTCTTTGCCTTTCTGTATATACTCTTCCACAGTCCATTTAAATTCTTTAAGTTCTTTTGCATTTAATAATCTTTTTGCTTCTGTAAATGTTATTTTATTGTTTTCAGCAAATCGCATATACCAGTTATTTATATCGTTTGTTACCGTCTGCACAGCTTCATTGTACTGTTTTTCAAGATTGTGAAAGTATTCTATATTTTTATTACTTTGTACTTTTTCAAGATACAAAAAACGCCCCGACCAATATTCGCCGTTGCGTTTAAGTAACTTTTCTATTTTTTCATTCTTCGGCATTTCCTAAATCACCGCTTTCACCTCTCATCTGATTGACTAAGTTATTATACTCATCGTTGTTCGTTGTATTGTATTCCTCTTCAACTCTTCTCAATTCCTTTTCAACGTCATCTATCCAAGGCACTTGAGAAATTAATGTTTTTTGTGAAATTTGCACTCCTAAATTTTGAAGCATTGTCATTATTTCACTTTCGTTCATCATCATATCGCGGTTGAATACAAATTTTACTTTTTCGTTCGTAAAATCCTGACCTGTAGTATTGTATAAATACATATCAGCAAACCACAATAATTCTTTTAACGCTCTTTGAAATTCTAACTCCATACCATTAGCATCAAGGTCAATATCATTATATATGCTCTGTATATTCATTTGGTTTGCATTACCGCCAAGCCTGTCGTCTTTTGCATCATAACTCATTGCGTTTTCTATTAACGCTTTTTTTAATTGGTCTAGGATAGCTTTATAATTTTCGCTGTCCACCTTTACTTCTATAGTGCTTACATTTCCATCAATACCATTAACGGACCTTATTTTTACCGCTCCATACTGCGCAATATTATGTCGAAATTCTTCTAAATCCGCACCGTCATAATTAAGCAATACATATATAGTATTATAAGGGTCTTGAAGCATGTTATCTTCAAAATTTGACATTATTAGATTTATTGCGTCTTGTATTGATTGTACCCTTTCTATAAGCGGTTGTTCCTCGTAGTTATATTTAAATGGTATGAGCGGTATTTTATCCCAACTCAGAGATATAACATTATCATCTTTATCTTTGTATGTAAGATATGGTTCAGGTTCACGCTCAGAATCAATCACTAATTTTCCATTTTCATATATATAATATTCAATCCCCTCAGGCAAGAATATATCAACATGCTCCACATCTTTTTCGTTTTCCCCCTCATATGTTGGGATAACATATAATCTGCAAGCCATATCTATATATCTGCGCTCTTCATCTTGCCAAAATGGTAATATCTCAATACCTGAGAATATTTTGACGGAAAACTCTCCTCTATCGTTGATATACGGATATAGCCATGATATACCACAATTTAAAGCGTTTTTTGCCGTCTGTTTAAGTATTGCATGAAAATTTTCGTCAAATATCTTATTAAGTTCGTCGGTATATTTATCGTTATCCGTGTCAATTGCTATAGGGCGACCGCAAAGAAAATTAGACTTTTGGTCTACAGCTTTGCGATATTGATTATTAATTATTTTAGAATTAGGCAAATAGTGCTGTTCGGAAGCCTGACCGCCCTCTTCAATGGCAAGTCGCTTTTTTTTGAGTATCTCATGTTTTCCATCATAATAATTTATTCCTGTAAGCATTTTTTTACGCTTTTTGCTCTGCTTATATTTATTTAATTCTATTTCCGCTATTCTTTTCATAGTTGGCGCTTTATTTGCGCCTTTTGATATAATATTAATAATTCTCTGCGTTTCTTCGTAAAAATTAAACATTTTATCCTCCTGCTACTTAAAGCTAAATACATCTCCCTCTAATTTCGGGATAACCGCATATCGCATAGCGTCCATTAAGTGGTTAAACTTATCTATTGGTTTATTGATACTCTCTCCGTCTTTTTCGGCGTATGAGTAATTATTAATTTCGTTTATAAAGTTTCTGCATTTAGGGTGTATAATAAAGGTGAAATTCATAAGTTTTTGTATTCCGTACATAACCTCATGTTTGTACGCTCCCTCTATCCTTGATAATCCTAATTGCCTTAATTCTTCAATCGTTTGAGGTACAGCACTGTCACCTATTATTTTTTCTTTGCCGTAACCCATTAGTTGTATTTTTGGAGCCAATTCCATGTTGGTCAGTCCCCTTTCGTATAACTCGTCAAATACATATATCTCCTTATTTTTTTCGTCTACCAATCCGCAGAATAAAGCTGAAGGGTCGTTTGTGTACCCAAAATCAAGTCCAAACGCCGATACTACTCCAGGTCTTTTGCTAATTTCGTAAACATTAAAGAATTTCTCTACAAATTTCTTATATACGAGACCTTGAAGAACTCCCCAATTGCCTAATGTATATACATTGTGAAAATATGGGTCACTTTCGTCTTCTAACGCTTCTATATCCTGAGTTGTAAGAAATATATTATCTTTATATGTAGTCTTTAAAATAGATACTTTTTTATCTTCATATTTCTTGCAACCGTCTTCAACCTTATTGTCGAAAAAATCATTATAAATCCAATGTAATTTGAAAATAGGGTTGAAAGCCATAACAATACATTTGCTTATTTTAGACGGTCCACGCAAACGCTTCTTGAGTTGCAAATAATCATTTCTTTTGACTTCTGTAGCTTCCTCAATAAATATTCGTTCTATAACGCCCTTTCGTGGTGTTATACTCTTTAATTTCTCAACGTCATCTAATCCGGCAAAGACTATTTGCGCTTGATTTACCTTGTTTGTAATAACCATATCCGAAAAATTAAAGCTATATAAATTACTAAGTTCCATATAATTAATAGCTTTATAGATTTCATTAAAAACTGAACGTTTAATACTTTTGCCGACCGCTCTACATATAAGCCAATTACAACCATTCATATTATCAATAATAATTTTTTGACATAAAAAAAACGACTTTCCGCTTGAGGAACCGCCGTAATATATCTGTGTAAATTGTGGTTTTTGTAAATAAGGTATATATACCTTATTGACTTTTAAATTAATCTCCATAACTATCTTCCATATCGTTTGTTGTAGCCGGACTAATATTAATAATTATGTTTTGGTCTTGTGTATTGTCTTCTGTTGTTGGTTTATCTCTCCACTTATTTGGCTTACGATTTTTAAGCCAAAATATTTGTGCTGTAGTATCTCCAGGTATATGCTTTATAGTAGTTATAGTTTTTTCTCCACCTATACCATTCTCCTCAATCTTCTTTTCTTCTACTATGTAACCTAGCGCTCGTTTAAGCAGTGCATTCTCAACCTCTAAATCTACTACCTCTTTACCCTTTTTTAAGGTCTCGTCTATCTCTGCATATTTATTTTTCCACTCATACAGGGTACAACACGCTATACCCATGTTATGCGCTATTTGCTCATCAACCAATCCATCTCTAGCCCAGCCCTCTATTAATAATAAATTTTCAGGTTTCAACCA